AGCCACTACCATTATGGTGATTTAATGCCATCCCTATCGTGCTTGTAACTGTGTTACCACAATAGCCACAAGTATATGGTCCCCCATATATATCCTTCGTGTACTGCCATAATTTGTAATTGTTCCCGATTTTCATTTCATATCACCTCAACAAAAATAGTACCCGATGTTGCCACCGAATACTACTGAGATGATATAAATATTTGCTCGCTCGCCCATTGTCAGCTAGGGTCATCGCAAGCTGTGTCCGGTCGCTAAACTGGACAATGTGGCATGCGGGAATCGAACCCGCCTGACTATCTCAGCCAGTCCTCATTGCCACGCCTTGCCACAGCTTTATCATCACTGAGGCTCGGAGGAAAAATGCGGTGTCTCAGGTTTCTCACCTTTGGCACAATACCATCATATGACGGAAAAACAGTTGAAATGTCTCACAAAGGTCTCATCTCGATTTCAACCAATGGACAAATCTCAGCGAATGCAATTAGCGCTTCACGTTTTGTTCGATAATACTGGGCTTTTGATAAAAACAGCTTGTCCATTATTTGCTTGTCACTATATCGTTTGGTTAAGTAACAGCTTGTTAGTATAAGCCGATGATTCTCTGATTCTAGAGATTCAATGGCACCTTCACAGCACGCTATATAGTATAGCTCGTCAGCGTGCGATACGAGCTTTTCCTCGGATTTGTTTCCATAGCTAGGTGACTTGGGCATGCCGTCCATCACGGGGCTTCTGAGCGCTATTTTGGTGCGTTGAGCGAGCCGCTTGTGATGCCAGTAGTTCCCCAAGACCTCTTTGGCGTTTTCAATTGTTTTGTCATGATCAATTGGGCTGAAATATCTCGTTGCTCGCACCGCTGCGTCCACTCCTTATGGTATGATTTGTTTGGGTTTGTAGGATAAGCGTGCCTTCGTGGTGCGCTTTTTTGATGCCTTAAACGTGCGTTCAACATGTGCGTTTGCTATACTGTCATTGGAGGCCAACTCCTAATCTTTGATTCCATTCACTCTCAATCGTACGTTTGGCCTCCGGCGCGTCCTTCATCAGACGCGCTTTTTGTTTCCCTGAAAAGCGGCAGACCATTGTTTAATCGTGGTAGCGGCCGCCTTAAAGACTGGATAAAGTGCTTTTACGAATCCGTCCATGCTGTGCTCATGTTTCCTACGCTCATACCTAATACGTGCTCGCATTACCGCTCGATGCCGATCATTCATTTTCTTCATCTCCTTTTCCAGTTAGCCCACATCCACATTGCAGCGCCTGAGATTAGCAGCATTACGGCAATCATTGCTTTCCCTCCAATAGCTGTTTGTCTTCAAAGATGTTGCCAATGTGACGTACTCCTAATCAAATTTGATTGCTGGCATGTTCAGGTGCTCAATCAAGCCAAGGCGTTCCAACCGCTCATAGTTGAGACGCTCGCAGTATAAATCTGCTTCGTACTGAGACCTGAATTCCTTGATTTTGGTTTCACCATTGCGGCCCACAATCTTGAATTTCATTTTTTTATCCGTCCTATCCAGTTGGCTCATTTCTCCGCCTCCAATTTCACGATTTCGCCGGTTTCCTCTACTTTCCAAGCACCTAGCACCCATGCAAGGGCGAAGGTGTCCTCATGTTCAAACGTCATCCATGGAGATAAAGAAACTACTGCGGCGTAGCTCATCGCTCCGGATAGAGAGAATTTTTTGTGTTTGAGTTTTACAATCACATCGCCTACCGCTTTCGGAATAACCGGCAGATCATCTGGCAAGGCGGCATCATATTCAGCCATGAATAAATCTGCATCTTGGTGTCCAAGTCCAACATTATTGTCACTGCTCGCCTGTGCATCAGCCAGTGCGTCAACAGCATTTACCAACACGTCCCGCTTCGTCTCATTGCTCATCGTCAGTCACCTCCAACTGTTCCTTGTTGTAATCGATGATGCGTTGATAGCCATCATGTGCTTGCCACGCGCAATCATACAGGCCACACAGATCAAGTTTGTTGATCGCATTGTTCGCGGCATCGATGGCCTTTTGCGCAGCGTCTATGTCGGCTTTATTCGTCATCGTCATTCACCTCTTTGTTATCTTCGTAACCATACATTAGCGCTACCGCAATCTGCATCTGTCGAGTTCCACTAATGCCGGGCTTGTCACGCCAGTCTCGGAATTTTTGCGTAGTTGGCAGCCACTCACCGCCTAGCTCAAATTCCTTAGCGATCTGGTCCTCGTTGTTTGCAAGGACCGCGTCAAACGCGCCTTGGAACGTTAGCCCATCCTCGGCCCATCGTTCGACCCACTTAAGGCGCTCAATGACGCACTCCGGAAAATGCTGTGCTGGTGGTACACACTTGCCATCATCACTTACTGACCAACCATATACCCCTTTAAATGATTCTCTCCATTCACTCATCGTCAGTCACCTCATGGTCATGAATTAATGGTGAAAATGCCATGGCACCATAATCTATTCCGCCGTAATGATAAATAGTAGGCTTGAGTTTCCCAGATTCGCCTAACGTAAGCATGATCTTCGGCTTCATAGCCTTTACAATACGACTGCGATCTTTTTCAGTGATAGGAACGTCTGGATTGTTAACAAACCTGATGAAGCCATCATGCTCATTCACCATCCACAGACGTTCGATATAATCTGTGTTTACATAGTCACCGCTGTCTAGCTTAATCAGCATCGTCAGTCACCTCTTCAGTTTCAGCAATAAATGCATGTACAGGCAATCGCAATTCATGACCGTCCTTAATAAGGTATATTTTCTCTTCGCTCATTTTTCGTCCTCTTTTCGGTATACATAGTTATTAATATGAGCGGCCAATTGTCCCAGTGGGATATCGCATTTATTTACTGGCACAAGCTTGTAGTCCACACCTTCATACATGACGCCTACGACCTTGCCAGTCTCTTTGCTGATGTAGATGTCATCGAACGTGTTGTCTCCAGTTTTCATTGCTCGGCCTCCTCACACACTTTTTACGAAGAACCTGTGTACATATCGTTTGAACTCTTCCCGCTTCTCCTCGGGCATTCCATTTCTTTCTGCTCTTTGAAGCTTTCCGCGTTTGCGAAGCTTGTAGACCTCGACGCGTATTGAATTGTATTGCCTGTTTAGAATTTCTTGAAGTTCTTTATAGTTCGTAACGACCCCGTATCGGTCAAACTTGATAATGTCCAACAAAAGCGATTCTTCTTCAGATGACCATGATCTTGCCAAAGGACGTCCATGCTTTCTCCAAAAATGCGCAATGCTGAATTTTGTTCTTCCTGTTATCCTTGCTATTTCTTCAAATGAGTAGTGATCTGCTACCAAACTGGCAATCATTTTTTTCTCTTTTTCCGAGTAAAAACTGCGATACTTGTCTTGCTGATTATTTCTGTCATACTTCGGCATCTTTCCTTCGCGCCTTAGCTTATTTGCAACATGTTTCACGCCAGACACCGTTCTGCCAAACATTTCCGCTAACTCGTCAAAGTTAAGAACAGCATTTGTATCCGCTGCCAGTATTGCTTCATCGTTAAATCGTTCAAGCTCTTCTTTTGTCCAATGCTTATTTATCCTGCCTGTTGTCATCGTTAGCACCTCACAGCGCGGCCATTAATTGACCAATCTTAGCATCAGCTGATGTCTCTGTGTCTTTGAGCAAGTGAATGTATACCTTTTGCGTTGTCAGTGAACTGGAATGCCCTAAGCATTTTGCGACAGCTTGTAAGTTGATACCCTTGCCAATCAGTAACGATGCATGTGTATGACGCAATCCATGTGCAGAGATAACGGGAACGCCTGAATTCTCACAATGACGTTTCAAGATGTCATTAATGGTCTCGTTGTATATACGCTTCCCGTCTGGTACGAAGATCGGCTTATCTTTCGGCAAACTCTGAATCAGCATTGCAAACTTTGCTGCAGTTTTGTAATCAAGTGCAATCGTTCGCACAGATGATTTATTTTTTGTAGGGGCAAACTTACCTGTTGCGCTTTTGTAATCCCAAGTTTTGTTAATCCTTAGTGTCAAAGAGTCTAAATCGAAGTCTGCCGGTGTTAGCCCAAGAGCCTCTGCAAATCGCAATCCCGTCTTGGCAAGCAGCAAAATCATGTAATCGTAATCCAGCTCTTTTCCCAAATTGAGATCTTGGAGAAGTTTCTCTAATTCTTCTGGCTGCAAAAACTTAATCTTGTGTTCTCTGTGTCTAGTGCCGCCAATAACTGCACGCAAGGTTGGATCTCGCTTGATCAGTCCTTCGTCTAGAATGTCCTGAATCACGCATTTTAACTGGTGATGAAAGTCCATGCATGTTTGATGCTCATGCGTCTCTGCATACTGGCTAAGAATCTGCTGATAGCTTCTGCGGGTAAGCTGTGTCACCTTTAGTTGTGGTGCCAACAATTTGAGCATTCGCTCGGTGTTCTCCCACTTGCGATAGGTCACTGGCGTCACATAATTTTGCTTGTATGTCTCAATCCACTTTTTGAAATAGGTCTGAAATAACTGTTCATTTCTCTTCAATTTTATCCTCCTTTCCCGCTGCTAATTTCTGAATGGCTTCGTTGTATCTTGCGGGTATCTCTGTTGATTCAATGTGATTTTGTTCAGGCTCTAGCCATTGTCGAATATCAAATTCTTGTTCAACGTCTTTGCTATGCGGCATCACATTCACTGTGCTGAAATGCAAATAGTCGTCTTCATCGTTTTGAATGAAATATACTTGTCTAGCAGCACGTGTCAGACTGTCACCATGAACAATTGTTGCGTTCATGCCGCGAATGGCGCAGTTGAATATTAGAAACGGCAACGTACTATCGCCAAGCTCTTCCAGATGGTAAAAATACATGCTTGGCCGGTAGTCCCACGGCTTGTGCTTCAAGCGGTCCTGTTGCCATCGTTGAATCATCATTGAGCCAGTCCCAGCGGCAACCTCGTAGTACTCGCTACTGTCATTCGATCCAATGAGCATGTTCACGAGCTTGCTGATGCTTTCAGGGGTGAAATCTTGTTTCTTGTCTTTGCGATCAGCTTGAACACTCATGAAATATTCTGAGAACCAGTCATGTGATACGTCTGTGCTGACATCTAGAAATTGCTTAAAAAGCTCGTTACGCTTTTGCTGATCCATGACAATCTTCATCAATGCTGATGGCGCCTGCTGTGCCTCACGAACGCCTAACAGTTTGTGAACGACATCTGCTGTGAATTTGGTCGTCATTTGTTTACCTCTCATTTCGCGCTGACTGACTTCACAGCCTGATCGGAATAGTCCTTGATGCTCTGTGCGTCTTTGATGGCCTGTGATAAGCCATCGTTTGCCTGTTTGACGGCTTCTAACTGTGATGTAAGGTCATTGATGGCCTTCTGCTTAGCATCGACCTCAGGCTGCTGCTGGCGTGGTTCAGGCTGATATACAGAAACATCTAGGCCTCTGACAGGAACTAACCACTTCATTTCAACCTCTACAGGGTCATTCGCCTCAGCTTTGAAGTGGATCTTTTCAACCTGTCCAACCTCAATGCCATTCACAAAAACTTTGCCGTTTTGAATTCGTAGGCTATTCATCATGATTTTTTCTCCTTAATCGATCTCTTCTGCTTCAATCTCAACACGTGGTTGATCGCTGTACCATTTGCCAACATGGATTTCGACTATTTGGTTGTCGTCTTCCCATAAAATACCGGTAAGCGCATCTGATACAGACTTGTAGTAGTTGTCTACATCCGGCTTAACTGTTGGCCTAACTTTGCCTTCTTTTTTCTGCCTTATTAAGGCTTTGCTGCCAGACTTTTGGAGCGGACGGTATATTTCCATTGCAACCCTTATTGGGCCGCTTAGAGGCTCAATATTTAGTTCTAAAGCCACGTTCTTAACGTGCTGCTTATAGTTTCTTGATTTATTCGGGTCGTAAGCATGACCCATTCGCGTGAACCTCGGCCGGCCTTGTGGCACTGGGTTGCCAGGTATCGTTAGCCTTATCACGCTGGCTTCACGTCCTTGTGCTCAATCATGCTTTTGCCTCCTCAAAATTTTTGTTCTGGTAAACTCACGTTTAGCTTTTGCAAGTATCCTCGCCAAATGTCGTATGTGTTTTGACAATAAGCTCGCGTTACTGGATCAGTTTCTTTTGTCGGTAAATATGCACTAGTTTCCCCATAATATTCTGACTCAGCCGTCTCTAACGCATTGACTAATGTCACGTATGCCCATTGGCACCAAAACTTCTTCATACCAGTATCGGCTTGTTGCGCCTTTTTTAGATATTCCGCGGCTTCATCAAGCTGCAGAATAACGAACAGCGAGTATTGATAATGTCCCTCCTGCATGTACTCATTGAACTCTTTAAGTGTCATAGTTGGATAAGCCATTTCAATACGCCACCTTGAACTGCAACTTTGGTGCGAAAAAACGAAAATCAATGCTGCCAAGTGCTCCTTCACGATTTTTTGCAATTGTTAAAGTCACAGTACGGATATCTGATTTTTCGTTCTGCCGATCACTGTTCCAAAGGAATCCAACCGCATTGCTATCTTGTTCAATTGATCCCGACTCTCGTAAATCTGATAGTACCGGTTGCTTGTCCTGACGATTCTCAATACCTCGTGATAATTGACTAAGCAAAACAATCGGGATACCAAGCTCGTTGGTCAGCACTTTGAATTGACGGGTGATCTCTTCGATTTGCAGACGGCGATCGGATTGGCTACGAACACCAATCAGCCCAAGATAATCAACAATCGCAAGGTATCCTTTATCTGCATCAGCGGCTCGCTGCCGCATTGTTTTGACGATCTGCGGTAATTCCACCTGCTTGTCGTAAAGCTGCAAGTGATAGTCTTTAAGGACGTTTCCCGCCTTTTCAACCTCAACCTTCTCAGCATCGCTTAGACTTTTCTGTGGGTTGATGAATTTACCAGCACTGATGCCAGTCTTGCAGGCCAACAAGCGGTTGTAGTTTTCTGCATTTGACATTTCAAGCGAAAACATATCAACTGTCAATTCCGGTTGCTGTTTCAAAGCCTCAATGATGAGATTGACCGCGAATGCTGATTTACCGACACCAGGGCGCGCACCAATCGTCAACAAACGTCCCGGCATCAAGCCACCACCAAGAATATTGTTAAGAGTGAAGTACGTTTTAATCCCATTGTCAGTAGCACCGTGGATCATTTTGTCCTCCATGTCCGCTGCCAAATCTGCAATGCTACTTTCAGTTACCGTCTGGCTTGCTGCAGTCGCATTCTGTGAAGCCTCCATCATTGCTGTCAGGTTGTCCTCACTTGGTTCTTCCGAGTACGCTTGTGCTGCTTTAATGAGCTGACTACGGAAATAGTCCCGCTTTAGCTTGCCAACCCACCAGTCAAAACGTGAGGTGCCAAAATCACTGGTCATAATGTATTGCCAATCTGCTGCTGACATCACGCCTGGATGAGCTGTTGCAAAACCATCCTGCAATTCCAGCGTATCTACGTCACCTGGCAACTTGTTCATGTAGGCAACTACTGCAGCGTATTGCTGGCTGTTAAACCATTTAGGATCAATCCATTCAGACTTGATGAGTTCCGGCTTCGTATATAGTCCATACATGACATGTGGTTCAGGATTGCTAGGGTCATAAAGTTTTTTTGTCAAGCTTGTTGCCTCCGTTCATCGTATTCAGCAATGTAACGTTTAGCATCTTCTGGATCGATCGGAATACCCTGCGCTTTGATTTCTTCAAGCACGCGATCTAGGCTGTTGTAATCAAGGTACATAGCGATGGCTGTTTGTTGCGGGTCAAACTTCGGCTTTCGAGCTTCCTGCTCATCTCGTTCTTCCTTTACGATCTCAAGGTAATCGTTCCATGACTCTTGGTTGAAGAAAGTACTACCGTCTTTGACAAACCGCTTCTCTGTGCCTTTGCTATTGATTAGCTGTCGATAAGCCACAATGCCGTCCTGAATTTGTCTGTTGGTAGCAGGGTTCTTCTTTCTACTCATTACCCGTTTGTAAGCAGCTAGTGCCGGTTTCTTGCCGATCTTTTTTGGATACAGTTTCCAAAGCTTTTCAAAGTCACTCTCTAACGTGCTGGATGCACGTATGTTTTTAGTATTAATACTTGTATTATTATCTGGTTCATTTTTGACCCCACCCCCAGCGCGATTTTGACCCCACCTCGGATCATTTTTGACCTCAGGGGTAATGCTGATAAATCGCTTCTCTACCTCGGTAGTTCCTTCCTTATATTTAACAATTCGTTTAATGAAACCGAGTTCTTCAAGAGCTTGCAATCGTCTTTTTATGGTGCTGATGCTGACTGA